TTATTTACTAGATTTATAGAAATTATCAAAAGTTTTTGCTGCTTCTGAGTAACCATCTTCAGTGATATGTGCATACGTATTTAATGTAACTTTAATGTCTGAATGTCCTAAAATGTTTTGAATGACTTTTACATTAATACCTTGTTCGAGAAGGAAGCTTGCAGCAGAATGACGCAAATCATGAAATGATATTTTAGTAAGATCGTTATTTTCTTCTTTCTCTAAAAATCGATTAAACATTCTAGTGACAGAAGCGGGGGTAAAGGGGGTGCCGTCGTCATGACTGAAAATTAATACAACAGTTTTCCCATCTAAATCTTTTGTTCCTTTCCACAACAAACCTAATTTATCTTTGTTTTTTTGCTTTTCTTTTGCAAGTTCTTTAATTTCTTGCATCAGTCCAGCGGGAGCGGGGACAATTCTTTTTCGCTTATTTTTAGTTTCATCTAGTTTTATACCTTCGCTAGCACTCTTTATAACCGCTCTATAAACGTTAATTGTATTTTTATTGTAATTCATATCTTTAGTTGTTAAACCGATAACTTCGCCACGTCTAAGACCGCAGTATAGCGCTAATTTAATCATTACTTGTTGATATTTTTGTAATATCTTAATGCGATCTATTAACACTTCTATTTCTCGTCTATTATAAATATTTTTTTCTGGCACTTTATAGGTAGGTTTTTTCACTGATAAAGATACGTCTGTTTCAGTAATTCCCCACAAGGTAGCATATTTAAATAAACTTCTTATAACTCGATGATGTCCCTCTAAAGCGCTTGGACCAACTCCTTTTTTTTGAACTTCATGAAAGTAGTCGAGCAACTGCATAGTTGTAATTTTACTTATTTTCTTCCTCTCAAAATAAGGTATAATCCAGTTTTCGAGAAAGAGGTTATACTTATCAATAGTATTACCTTTTAGTTCTCTTTTTGCGTAATTTAAGCGCCATTTTTCCACAAAGTCAATAAATCGCATATCTTTTATTTCTGTGTAATCGCTTGAATAGACATAAGCTTCAAAATTAGAAAGTTCTAGTTTTAACGCTTTTACTGTTTTAACTGTGACGTTTTTTGTTTTGCGTATTTGTTTTCCACGTGCATCATATCCCTTTGAAACTCTTAGCTCATATTTATTATTTCCTAAATTTACATAGCTAGCCATATCATATCTCCTTAGCACATATGTTCTTTTTTCGGTAAAAAGAAAAGCCCGGAGGCTCTCTTTTAATCAACGCCAGGCATTAATTTTATTGCTTTATCACTGAACTCAGCATTTTTTTTGAATTCATGATTTTTTAACCCTAAGCTTTCTTTTTGTTCTTTATGCATTTCTTGATATATATTTTCTACTATTCTAGATTCAACAGTGGATAATTCTCTGTTATAATTATGAGCGTTTGAGTAAATACTTTTAATTTCTTCCTGTTGTGCAACAACGTCATCTCTAAGTTTTTTTATATTATTATAATCATCTTTTAAGATATTTTGGATTGAGATAGAATATTCATCGTAATCTTTAATAAATTCGTCTGATCTTTCGGTAATATTATCTCCCATTTTAGTAAAAGGATTAATTACTATTTGTGGATTAATTGTTGCGTCATTATTAAACGATTTGATGCCTGAGTTAGCTTCTTTTGCAAATTTATTAAATTCGTTTGTTGACTTATTTGCCTTTTCCAATACCTCTTTGTCTTCCTTTGATAGCCCTTTACCCCATTCGGAAGAATAAACTTGTGTATACCAAAATAAAGAAACAATGCCAATGATAACCAATAAAAAAATCACCCATAACCACCATTTTTTTAACAAGTGTCTATACTTGCTCATCCCGCATCTCCTTTTTATAAAAACATAATTATTAAAATTACTATGACAGGAATAGTTATCAACAATGTCATTAAACAACCACATCCTGACATTAATTTACCAGATTCTTCCATAATTTCGCCGACTTTTCGTGCTTTTCCATTGTTGTTGCTTTGATAAATGATTGGTGTTAGACAGTTAGGACATTGATTTTCGTGATGGTCTAGTGCATGTCCGCATTTAGGGCAATACATATGTTCACCTCGTCAAAATTTATTAGCACCCATAATCATAAGGATAAAAAGAGTTATCCTCCTGGAAAACTTGAATGGTAGAGCCAAAATGTATAATATAATTACCATTATTATACATTAGTCCATATTTTTCTCTATAATTCTCTACTACTTCAATCAAAAATTTTTCAGTAACATTTAAAAAAGTAGCAGCTTCATAATATGTTCTATATCCAAGATCGTAGCATAATGCAAGTGTTTGTAAATTTACTAAGTATTCATGAGATTTACGACGAGCGAATTTTTCTTGTTTAATATTATCGATGTTATTAAAATTTGTTATATCCCCAACGGTGTATTTCCAATGCATTGCCTCTTCTATAATAGTACATCTAAGCTCACTTTCTGTTAACGATGGATGCAAATGGACAACTTTATTTTGTATAAAGCCAAATAATTTCGTCGGCAAGCTGTTATCAATAATGAAATTCAATTCCGGAAATTCTTGTTTTAGTTCAGAACTTGTTTTATTCATCTATGAGCCTCCTAAAAAATTGTATTTAGGCTATTCCTCTTTTTGCGAACGTATAAACTTGAGGTATTTTTCTATTTCTATTCTTTCATCTTCTGTTAAGTCATCATCGATATGAGCTGCAAGTAAGTCGCTGTTGTCGAATGCTTCTTTTCCTAATAGATAATCAGTCGTCACATTGAAATATTCAGCAATTTTAAGTAATGTGGAATAATCTGGTTCTCTTGAACCTTGCTCATAATTAGCAATCTGACCGCGAGAAAAGCCTAATTCATCAGCTAACTTGTACTGAGATATTCCTTTTTTCTTTCTTAGTTCTGAAAGTCTATTGCCAAACACTTTTAACACCTTCTTTTGTATTTATTACACTAATTATAAGAAACAAATAGTTTCTAGTCTATTAAAAAAATCAAAAGAAACAAAAAGTTTCTAAAAATGCTTGACAGAAACGATATGTTTCTGATATAGTTTGTTTATCGAGAAACGAAGTGTTTCTTTTTAGGAGGTGAACAATTTGAGAGAAAAGCTTGTTAAATTGAGAGGCAAGCGCTCTAGACAAGATGTATCAAAAGATTTGGGCGTGACTCCTCAAATGCTTGGTGCAATTGAAAGGGGAGATAGAACCCCCTCTCTAAATTTAGCTAACAAAATTGCTAATTACTACAATGTTCCGATTGAAGATATTTTTTTTAATAACAAAGACACATATTGTGTCTAATAAGTACAGGAGGCTAGAAAATGAGTAACGAAGAGTTAACTTTGTCAATCAAAACTAGTCAAAGAGGAGATGGGTCTGCATATAATGCCATTCAACTTGGTGACTGGAAAGTAGGACGATTTGTAACGGGTGTTCATTTAGAAATAATGGGCGGTGAACGACCAAAGTTAATTATTGAATGCTATCCAGAAAGAATAGATGTGGATGGTTTAGAAGTAGAGGCTTTTTTAAAACAAATAGAGGAGGAAGAAAAATGATTATTATCGAAGAATTTAAAGAATATGCTATCAACAACAAAAATGAAAATTTTTTTAACGAACAGATATTATACAAATTCCCTAATAATTACGGAGCGAGCGTTGTTTCAGGTCCTTTTACATACGGGCTAGAATTAGCGGTTATATTTTTCTCAAATGAAAATTGGGATATTGATTACGATACGCCGATAACTAATGACGTTTTAGGACATTTAAACAAAGAAAGTTTAAAACAAGCTTTAGAAGACATATATAATTTACCGATTAAATAGGAGGTATGTAAAATGTCAAATTTACAAGTAATTGCAAATGATATGTTGCCAGTTTTAGAAAATGAAAAAGGCGAGAAATTCGTAAATGCACGCGAACTACATCAAAGCTTGCAAGTTGGTAAAAAATTTACTACTTGGATTACCGATAAGTTTAGTAATTACGGATTTTCAAAGGATGAAGACTATTTCCCAATTTTGGGAGAAAGTACATTTGGCAGACCTAGAACAGAATACTTACTAACTTTAGATACTGCTAAAGAATTAGCAATGGTGCAAAACAACGAAATGGGTCGAGCAATTCGAAAATACTTCATTGAAGTAGAAAAACAAGCGAGGGAATTAGCAACTGAATATCCCGCATTTTCATACATGATAGAAGATCCAGTCGCTAGAGCTAAAAAATGGATAGAGGAACAACAAGAAAAGCAAGAGGTGTTAAAAAAACTTGAGGAACAAAAGCCGAAAGTAGTTTTTGCGGAAGCTGTACAAACGAGCGAGAACACAATTTTAGTGAAAGATTTAGCTACCATTCTAAAACAAAAAGGATTAGACATAGGGCAAAACAGACTTTTCGAATGGCTGAGAGGAAGCGGTTATTTGCTAAGTAAAGGTGCTTATTACAACAAACCGTCGCAAAAGGCGATGAACTTAGGATTGTTTGAACAAAAAACACATATTCATACAGATAGAAACGGCTTAATGAAAACCACTTATACTCCACAAGTAACAGGAAAAGGACAAGTATATCTATTAAACAAGTTATTGGAAGAACACGATCAAGTTATAAGTTAAGCGTCGCCTACCACAACGACGCTCATACAGACAACTAATAGTCACGGGGAGCGACTAACAACAGTATATAACAATAAGTTGTTAATTAATCGCTAAAAAATAAACAAAAAGGATTGAGATATTATGTTTCAAAAATCAACATCAGCAACAGTCGCGATGCAAGTTTTAGCAGAAACTCGCACGCAAAAAGAGCTAGCGATAGATAGTTATGTAACGCCAGCACTAATAAGCAATCAGTTAAAAGGAAAGCGAACAGTTTCACTTGAACAAGCAGAACAGTTAATTGATAGCTACAACGAGCCACAGAGTACTTACTTATTCGCACATAAATTTAGCAATGGAATGATTCCGCCTCTACTGAACGGGCTGGACAACCATCACGCATCTTTAACTAACCGCTTTGAACTAGAAGTCGAAGAAGCGATAAACACGCTGAAAAACGGCATAGAGACTATGACATTCAATTTGAGAAAAGGCGACATGTTACAGCGAGAAGCAGCTAAACAAGCTATTTCAGAAATAACAGATGTAATCGCAACAGCTTTAACTCTAAATACAAGTATAGCAAGAACATTCAATATAGATTTACAGCAAGTTTTAAGTAAACGTGATCAATATTATAAAAAGTTAGGAGTGGTTAAAAATGACGTTTAATGCAATAACAGCGCCGGAATTATTAGAAAAAATGAAGCAACAAGGTATTGAAATTAGTCGTTCTAAGCTCTACAAAATGGTTAAACAAGATGAAATTCCATACACGAAAATTGGTTCTAATCTATTTTTTGTAGAAGACCAAATTGAAGAGTGGGTAAGAAATGGCGGGACAGCTAGTCAGGCGGTAAGAGCTTGAAAGTGTTGTTCAGCATCTTAGTAATAATAGCAGCGGCGTTAGCGTTAATAAACTTATGTAATTTGATTTTAATTCTGATTTTAATTTAGGAGGGTTGCAGCAATGACAGAAAGAGTTTTTCGGAAACAAACGATTTTCGGTAATAGTGAGATTTTCATAGACGACAGAACGAAAATGATCGCTAATCCAGCTTTCCGGCAAAAAATCCCGCTTATTGAAACAGGTTGCGAGAAAATGGCGGACTATATCGAAGAGTTGAAGTTAAAAGGCTATGAGGAGGTCACGCGCTGATGGATGTATTTATGGTAATGATTTTCGTGTCGTTTATGTCTGTAATCGCAGGCTACTGGCTGAGAGGAAGTGATAAAAAACATGGTTGAAAATCCGATGGTTGTTGATGCTTGTTGGTCCAGTTTTGAAAGGATAAACCAAATTTGGCATAACGAATATTTAGAGGAATTGGAGCATACTAATGAAGAAGAGGCGGAAAACGAAGAATAAAAAAGACCCACATAGCAGTGTGGGTCCGGGATTTGAGATATTACCTTAATGAAATTATACCTCAAATTCACATATTAATCAATGGAGGTAACATATATGAAAATCGTATTTAAACAACTTACTTTAGAAAATTTCAAGAATCATAAAAATTTAGTAGTGGACTATGAACAAGTAACACAAATTAGTGGCAAAAACGGTTTCGGTAAAACAAGTGTCGGCGAAGCAGTAACATGGCTACTTTATGGCACGGACTTGTTAGGTACAAAGATTGAACCACAGCCGCTTGGAACGGAAGAGGAAGTGCATGTTTCGCTATTAATAAACGCAGATGGAAAAGATTTGTTACTAACTAAAAAGCAAAAGAAAACGGCTAAATATGCAATTAATGAAGTTCCTAGAAAAGCAACTGAATTCGCTGATATGATTGACTCTTTATTTGAAAAAAATCTATTTTACTCACTATATAGTCCCGGATATTTCTTTTCTCAACATTGGCAGACACAGCGAGAGCAATTACTTTCTTATGTGACCGAACCAGGTGAAAAAGAAGTTTTAGAAGAAATGAACGAGAGTGATAGAACACTTCTTTCTACAGAGCTTAATAAGCATCTTTTAGACGATTTAGAAGCAGTGAATAGAGAAACATTCAAAAGCTCTGATAAACAGTATGAGCGTGCTTCTGAACGAGTATTGACACTTAAAGAACAACTGTCAAATGCTAGCGAAGTAAACATGGATATCAAAGAGATTACAGAGCAAAAGGACGCTTTAATCGCAGAAAGAACAGCAATTGAATCGGAAGAGGATAAAAATGTGCAATTACGAATTGATTATGCAGATGCAGAACAAAAAATAAATGCGCTAAAAGAAAGGATTCTTAGAAAAAGAGAAGAAGCATTAAATGTTCGAGAACAAAAAATAGAAGAAAACTGTGAATATTGTGGACAAACTTTACAAGGTGATTCCATCGAACATGCAATTCAATATCGAAAAGAACATTATAACAGACTTGTAACAGCAGGAAAAATAATGGTTGAAGAATTAGAAGCATCAAAAGCGCGTTTAGCTAAACTAGAAAATCCAGAAAAAAACTTTGATCGTGTTAAATATAAAGAAATTGACGAAAAAATACTAGAATTGAGTGGTTATATTCAATCAGTCGGTCAAACTGAAAAGTTACACAAACAAATTGCTGATGCAGAACTTGAACAACAGCGCATTAGAAAACAACGCAATAAATCACAATCAATTGTTGAAGCTATAAAACGATTTAAAGCTAAAAGAAGTGACTTGATGGTTGAAAAAGTGAATGGGTTGTTCGAAAACATCACGATTAAGTTATATGAAGTGCTAAAAAATGGTACAGAAAAGCCAACATTCGAAGTGGAGTGGCAACAAAAGCCCTATAGCAAATTATCTACTGCTGAAAAAATTATTGCAGGCATTGAGTTTGCGAACACTTTAAGCCTAAAAGCTGAAACAATTGTTCCTCTTTTTGCAGATAATGCAGAATCTGTTATCGAATTACCAAAACCAACAGGGCAATTAATTACAGCAACTGTTAAGAAAACAAAATTCACAGTAAAAGGAGTTTCTGAAAATGAATAATGAATTAATTGACACACAGAACAGTTACGAGGTAGCTAATTTTGACGAAGAAAAATTAAGAACAATGCAACAAACTATTGCTAAAAACTCAACACCGCAAGAGTTCGAACTATTTGTTCAAGTATGTAAAAACAGCGGGTTAAATCCGTTTTTGAATCATGTCTATTTCATCAAATATGGTAATCAAATGAATATACAGATTTCGGTAGAAGGCGTGGAGTATCTTGCAAGACGTTCAGAAGGATACAGAGGCATTGATGTTCAATTAGTGCATGAGAAAGACGAAATTAGATTCGGAAGAAATGAACAAGGTGTAATGACTGTAACGAAACATGAATTTGGCTTTCCTCGCGGTAAAGTTACAGGCGGTTACGCAATTGCTCGTAAAGAGAATTTTCCGGATTTTGTAGTTGTGATGGATGTAGAGGAAGTCGAACACATGAAGAATGGTACTAATAAAAATATGTGGTCCAAATATTTTAACGATATGTTCAAAAAACATTTAATTAAACGCGCTGCAAAAACACAATTTGGAATTGAAATTGGAGAAGATGAAATGCTTCCAAGCAACGGAATTGAAAACGAGCAAGAATACAATCCGGGTCAACGCAAGGATATTACGCCAGCACAAAAAACAATAGAAACAGACGAAGAAAACACTGTGACAGAAGAAGACGCGAAAGCAACACAATGGGAAATAATCAAAGAAAAACTAGAAACTTACAACTTAAAAAGAACTTATTTAAGTGATCTAATTGATTCCAAATTTAACGTCAAACCAGACGAGCTAAGCGCACAGAATTTAGTTGCTCTTACGAAGATAATTGACTTGGAACAAAAAGATTTAAGTAAAGGCGTTCAACCGCAAGAAGCAGATTTATTTGATTTAGAGTTACAGGAATAGAAGTGTAAAAACAAGTTAATTAGTAGGAGGCAATTTTATGTCACATGGGTGGGTTAAATTGCATAGAGATTTGAAAGAAAAACCAATATGGAGAAGCTCTACACCCGAGCAAAAAACCATCCTTGTGACTTTGTTAATGATGGCAAATCACAAGGAAAACGAGTGGGAGTGGATGGGGAAACCTTTCAAAGCAAAACCAGGTGAATTCGTCACAAGTATTAAGTCAATTACAGCGGAGTGTGGCAAAGGTATCTCTTCGCAAAATGTCAGGACGGCGCTAAAAAGATTTGAAAATTACGGATTTCTAACAAAGAAATCAACAAAGGTAAACACCCTTATAAACATAGTGAACTGGGGCGTTTATCAAGAGTCAGAAAATAAACCTAACACACTTGCTAACAATCAGCTAACAAACGACTCACAAACAGCTAACAAACAGCTAACAACTAACAAGAATGTAAGAACTAAAGAATGTAAGAATAACAACAACAACAGCGATTTAAATTTCAAGGATTTTTGGGAACAAAACGGATTCGGAATGATGCTTCCAGTTGAACTAGAAAAACTGCTTGCTTGGGTAGATGATTTTGCAGGTAATCGAGAAATTGTCATGAAGGCTTTAGAAGTTACATCAGAACAAGGAGCAAACAAACGAAATTACGCTTACGTTAATAAAATTCTCAAGAACTGGGAAAGCAGAGGATTTAAAACAATAGTTGATGTTGATGCAGCGGAAAAACAACGACAGATAGAGCTAGAGCAAAGATATAACAAGCCCACTTACAACAAATATAACAAACCAGTTAAAGAAGAAGTATTGCCGGACTGGTTCGACAAAGAGCAGAAACAAACAAAACAAGAAACTTCAACAACAGAACCAAGCGAAGACTTAGAAAAGAAAGTCGCTGAAATTAAAGCGCAATTAGCGGCTAGGAATGAGGCGAAGGCGTGAAGTTTTTAGATCTATTTGCAGGGATTGGAGGATTTCGCCTAGGTATGGAACGTGCCGGACATGAATGTGTAGGTTATGTAGAAATTGATAAATTCGCACGAAAGAGTTACCAGGCAATTCACGATACGGAAGGAGAGTGGACACGTGAAGACATCACAAAAGTTACGGACGATGAATGGCGAGAACTATGCGGAACAGTTGACATTATTTGCGGAGGATTTCCTTGTCAATCATTCTCAATCGCAGGAAAGCGACTGGGCTTCGAAGAAACTCGAGGAACTTTGTTCTTTGAAATTGCTAGAGCAGCTAAACAAATCCAACCACGCCTTTTATTCCTTGAAAACGTCAAAGGGTTACTATCACACAACAAAGGAGAAACGTTCGCTACAATCCTTACCGCGCTTCATGAACTGGGGTACGATGCGGAATGGCGAGTTCTTAACAGCAAAGATTTCGGAGTCCCACAAAATCGGGAGCGCGTGTTCATTGTGGCAAATCTTAGAGAATCAGGTGGACGAGAAATATTTCCTTTCGGAGAAGCATCTAGAACGGCTGATGAAAGCAGAGTCATTGCAAACACGCTTACTGCCCGATACCCATACAATCAACGAGAAGGCACATATATTGAAACGACAAGGAAAAGCGAGCAAGTAATGCCAGTTTTAACACCAGATAGAATTATAAAAAGGCAAAATGGACGAAGTTTTAAATGTAACGGAGAAGAAATGTTTACTTTAACTGCACAAGATAAGCATGGAGTTTTAATTAAAGAAGCAACAATCAAAGGCTATGCAGAAGCATATCCAGGTGATTCAGTTAACATCAGTCATCCTAACTCAAAAACTAGGCGTGGCCGCGTAGGGAATCAAATAGCTAATACACTTGATACGTCTTGTAATCAAGGTGTAGTTGTGCCAGTCGGAAACGTAAATCCTTCTGGACAAGGCATGAACGGTAAGGTTTATTCAGATGAAGGTATTAGCCCCACGCTAACAACTAACAAAGGCGAAGGTCAAAAAGTTGCTATTATTCAAAAAGCACGTGGCTATAACAAGGGAGGAAAACACGACATAGCGCCTACATTATCATCAAGTAGTTGGCAAGAAAATAATTTATTACAGGAAGGTAATTTCAGAATCAGAAAACTAACGCCTCGTGAATGCTGGAGGCTACAAGGATTTCCAGATTGGGCATTTGATCGAGCAACAGAAGTAAATAGCAATAGTCAATTATACAAACAAGCAGGGAACAGCGTGACAGTTAATGTAATTGAGAATATAGCAAAATTGTTCAAGGAGGAACAAGCATGAGATTTAAAGAAGGCGATAAAGTAGAGTTTATTGATCAAGGTGAATTGAAACAAGGTGTTGTAACTGAAATAGAAGAAACTAATCATAGTATATTCTATCAAATTGACTATATCAGAAATATGGAAATAACTTGGATTACTGAAGATAAGCTGCTTTCTCCGGCTCCAGTTTTGAAAGTGCCGCGATTTGCCGATGACTGGATAAGTCACTGTAAACAAAGAGAATATGATTTAGCTTGTTTGTTAGACTATGAAGATTCTGATATGTCTGCTGAAATGAATGACTGGTTGAGTTCAGAAGACAGTAACCAAGAACTTTTAATGCGCGCGTGGCTTGACGGCTACGAAGTCGAGAAAGAACCGCTTTATTATGTGAAACTTATTGACCAAGCGACTGGTTATCTAAATGTACGAAATGATGGGCGTCGGTCTATGAGTAATAGTGTTCAGAATGAAATTTTTAAAACAAAATTCACAGAATCAGAGATAAAAGCAATGGATAAAGGTGAAGTGTACTGGTTACTTAGGGAACCTGTTGATGAAGTGGAGGGTGAAGCATGACAAATGATGAAGCACGCCAATATTTTATTGACAAAGGTCTTAGTTACGAAAAAATAAAAGATTATGATATTTATTTACTACAATATTTTGTCGCTAAAGAACTAGCTAAGATGGAAAAATTAAAAGATTATGAGTTTTGTAAATTAAATTTACCTGAGATTCACAGGGCTAAAATAGGCATTAAACAGGCATATATGACAGTGAGATCACATTATTATGATAGCCGGGAATCAATTTCATTTAATAAACGTGGATTTATAGGATTCGCTGGTTGGGCTTCTAGTACCAACGTCGAACCACATATAAATGGTTTTATAAAATGGTGCGATTTTATCGCTGAATTTGAAGCGGAGGGTGAAGCATGAGAGAGATTGAGTTTTACGGCAACATACACGAAAATCCGGAATTGTTGGATGTGGCGGAATGATTTTATATGGAGTAGTAACATATAACGAAGTAACAGAGTGGACAACGGACTTCCTAACAGCTAAAAAATGGTTGGAAAATGCTAAGCAAGTTTTCTATGACGGAGAACTTGATGAAGATTACTATGTTGCGTTAATAAAGTTAGACGTAGAAGCATTCTTATACGATAAATATGACAAAGAAACAGATTTGAGTGATCAGTTACATGATGAAGCTGAGACAATGAAAAAGTATTGTTCGTTATTAGATGATGACGGAACTTACATTGTAAAAGAGGTGGCGGAATAATGTGTGAGTATTGCAAGGATGACTCTATGATGAATAACGAGTCTTTGCTGAGTTTTGATGAAGAATATAAAGAAACAGGTGTCGTTAGACTAGACAGCAATGGCAACTTAGGAGTTTTCAGCTACTACGGTTTAACAGCTAGGAATATCAATTACTGTCCAGTTTGTGGAAGGAGTTTGGAATAATGTGCGAATTTTGTACTAGTGATAACACAACGCTAGAACTAGAATGCGTAGGCGATTATGCACATGTGAAACTGGAAAGTTGTATTAACTTTTTAGGGGATTCTGTGCATTGTTTAGCAGTTGAAGAAGCGGAAGGTTATCCCCGATTTTACACAGAAATCCATATCAAATACTGTCCCATTTGCGGAAGGAGTTTTGAATGAAAAAATATGAATTAATCATGACGAGAGAAGAAGTTTATCATCTCCATCGTGTCTTAATGCAAGATATAATACTCAGCACTTGGGGGGTAAGCACTAAGGAACCGGAAGATGAAGAAGCTTTTTTAGCTCATATAGAGTTGAGTAAGGGTTTGGCAAGAAAAGTTACGCGATCGGAGGTTAAATAATGCCAGGGCTAATAGCAAAACAACCAGACGGATTATATTGTCGAATATCAACTATAGTAGAAGCTCCAACGCATCACGACATGACGAAAGAGGAATTAGAATATTATTTAATTAATGAAAGGTCATTAGATATAAATCTTGTAACGTTAGAACAATGGCTAGCCGTTTATGAAGTCGATTTCAATGTAGCTATTAAACAACTCGGTTCAGGTTCAGGGAATTTAACTTTTGAAGAAGCTAAAGAATGGCTGATAGAAGTTGGTTATCAACATGCAGACGAATTTATGAAAAAAATTGCATATAGGTGGGAGGAAGACGAATGATGAATCGTGTAGTACTTGTAGGACGATTAACAAAAGATCCTGATTTACGTTACACTCCGGCTGGCGTGGCTGTTGCGACTTTTACATTAGCTGTAAATCGCGCTTTCACTAATCAGAATGGAGAACGAGAAGCCGACTTTATTAATTGTGTTGTTTGGCGTAAACCAGCGGAAAACGTTGCTAATTTCTTGAAGAAAGGAAGCATGGCAGGCGTTGATGGACGCGTACAGACTCGTAATTATGAGGACAGCGACGGTAAACGTGTTTTCGTTACGGAAGTAGTTGCTGAATCAGTTCAATTCTTAGAACCTAAAAATAACAACGTAGAAGGTGCTACATCGAATAATTACCAAAACAGGGCTAATTATTCAAATAACAATCAAACAAGCTCATATCGAGCGGATACGAGCCAGAATAGAGATTCATTTGCGAATGAAGGTAAGCCGATTGATATTAATCCGGATGATTTACCATTTTGAGCGAGAGGGTGAATAAAAATGACAGCAGAAACAGCAATAAAAAAGTTGAGAAATAGATCAATGAGCATCAGATTCATGGCTAATGCGATTGCAGAAGTCACAAACTACCAAATTAGCGAAATCGAACAAATGGGGGACGAAGAAATTGAGGCGAAGTATACCGCGTACGTCATTAACGAAACAAACGAGTACGCGAAGTAAATATAATGCGAAGAAAGTTGTTATTGACAATATAAAGTTCGATAGCAAAGCGGAAGCAGCTTATTATCAGCAATTGAAACTATTAAAAATGAGCGGGGAAGTAGTGAGTTTCGATTTACAGCCAGAGTTTGTGCTACAAGAAAGCTTTCGGAAAAACGGGAAGCTATATCGAGCGATTAAATATAAAGCTGATTTTCTCGTTCGTTACAGTGATGGACATGAGGAATTAATCGACATCAAAGGAATGTTAACAAAAGAGTTTCGAATCAAACAAAAACTTTTCGAACTGCGTTATATGCAATCAATTAAGTGTTTGAAACTGAAAGGTCGAAATTTCGTGGAGGTGTGACAAATGACAGTAATGGAGATAACGAAGAGTAAAGCGAGGCAGCGGGAAATTATTAGTTATATAGCAAATAACGATGTAGAACTAGACGAATTACTAAAGTTGCAAAAAGAACTCAATCAACTAATGAACGAGAATACAATAGAAAAGCAAAAAACTTACTGGACCAAAACGTTCGATCGCATCGTGAAAAAGAAAAAATGGGCGGAAATTACAATTCGTGAATTCGCTGATTTACGTAACGCAGGGCTAACATGTTACGCAATTGCTGAGCATTTCAAAGTGTCGAAGGCTGTAGTTTTCAATTACACACAAAGAAACAAAAAAGAATACTATCAGATTTTTGACATGAACGAATATCAAAAAAATAAGGAGATTTGGAATGATTGATAAAGTAGCGAAATTTATTGGAGCTGTTACTATTTACACTCTGTGGGTCCTAGTGCTGATTTTTGTACTAGGATTAGCGGTTAAAGGGATTTTATGGATTTGGGGAAATATGTTTTAGGAGGATGAAAATGCAAATTGAAAAGTTAAATGTATTTACAAGAGAAACAATTTGTGACGGAAAGGACGTAGAAATCGCTAAATACAATATTGAATTAGAAGCAATTAGTGAAGAATCTTTTATTGATACAGCTGAAAAGGTTGAGAAAATAAGGGAGTTTATCGAAAATTTATAAAGTGATGGGGGCGACTTTATGGGACAACTATTCAATCTACCACAAGTTGAAGATATTAACTACATCCAGACAGTCAGAGCAGTAAGAAAGTTCTTTAAAGACTATTTAATGCTGCGTGTAATGGCAGGAAGTCGTAAATTGCCAACAATGACGACAACATACAAATTAACGCCACCGAATTTCAGTAATGAATTTCATTCGAAAGTAGAAGATGCTGCAATTCATAATGTCGATAACGTTCATGCAGCACAAGAAGCGGTTAAAAAATACGATGCTATTATGAATCAACTTGAGCACATTCATAGAAAGATACTGTTTGAGAAGTTCATTCATAACTTACAAGATAGAACTATTATGCTTGATATTCCTTACGAAGAAAGGCAATACAAAAGAGAGAAACGGAAGGCTGTTATTGAATTAGCGACAACGCTTGGAATTGAAGTGCTAAATTAAAAATGGCACTTTTCTGGCACTTTTTGAGTGAAAAAAGGTGATAAAATGTTATTAGTGAGAAGTGAAGATGATTACAAAAATAAATCTTATATTGAGTCTGCGCTCCACTTCTCATTTATAAGTAATACATTGAGCATACTTATTTGTTTTGTTATAGTTGAATTAAAAAAAGGAGATGCTCATGGAGAACACTGAAATTTATTTTAATATTGCGCAATTGCTTATGCCATTACTTGGAATGTTAGGAATAGGTTTGATTCCAAAATATTTTTATGACAAGAAGTTAAATGAGCTAAACAATAAAATTACAAAGGAGTTACAAGAAATTAGGATTTCACAAGAAAATGTGCATCCTGAAAAGATAAAACTTTTTATTGATATTGTTAGTATGTTTAAAGAGATGCTATATATAAGCAAAATGCCTCAGAAAACCACAAATGAAATCCAAAGGTATGAAAAGAAGCTTAGAGAATTAGGGGAAATATATAATACGCTGATGTATAGCCTAATGTTATTTGCTAACGATGAAACAATAGACATGTTTACGACATATAGAAGATTTATACAAGAATATGATGCACCGTTTTTTATAGAAAAAGGGCTATCCGAAAAGGCATTTAATAATAAATATGTATATATGATGTCTGATCTTATTCTTGCGCTTAGGAAAGATATCGGATTCCCTGAAACTACTACGAAACAAGATTCTTTATTATATGGAATTTTAAATGATTGGGGTGAAGTGAAAGAAGAGTATTTTAAAGAATTAGATTTGATTGACAAAATATTAATAGAAGATGGTTTTTTTGAATAAAAATTAATTCGTGTAACTCTTTGAAGGCCTCGTAAAACAGGCTTTTTTTTGATACATTAAAATAATAAGGGGTTGATTATATGAGAGACATTATAAAAGCTGGAATAACAGAGGTAAAAGGAAAAGAGCCAGAATTCAAAATAAATATTGCTGGTTCAGAACAAGAACAAAGCTTTGTGTTAGCCCAGATTCATTACATGAAAATAGAAAGATTAGCTACACTAAATGGTAAGTCTTTTGAACAAGCTAAGAATGATTATTTAGAAGCGCTAAGCATCATTGTAGGAACGATTAAAGATAATAATTAATTAGCGAAACAAACACAGAATGCGAGGTGGTGGAAGTGAGTGGCTAGAGCAAGAAACCCAAACAGAGATATAGCAAAGAAAATGTGGCTTGATTCAGATAAGACAATGCCACTTGTGGAAATTGCCAGTAAGTTAAATTGTAAACCATCACAGATTAGGAAATGGAAATCGGAAGATAACTGGAGTGATAACAGTAATAGTAACGTTACGAATCAAAAGGAGCGTTACTATTCAATGAAAGGGAACGGGAATGCTAAGAACAACAAAGGCGGCGCTGCTCCTAAAGGGAATCAAAACGCACGTACACACGGACTGTATTCTAAATATCTTCCGGATGATACGATAGATATTATTAGTATGATGGACCAACAAGAACCAGCTGATTTAATTTGGGGGCAGATACAAATTCAATATGCCGCTATTATCCGAGCACAGAAAATTATGTGGGTGGAAAATTCCGAAGATAAAACTAAAGTTCAAACACAAGTAGGTTTCGGAGATAGTGGTTCTGATAAATATGAGTATCAATTCGCTTGGGATAAACAGGCGAATTTTTTAAATGCGCAAAGTCGTGCGATGTCTACACTGAGTGGGTTAATTAAGCAATTTATTGCCATTGCTGATGAGCAAGATGAGCGCAAAGCTAAGCTTAATCAAATTATTGCATCAACAGATAATATACAGGCCCGTACAGCTCTTATTAAAGGCGCTGAAAAAGATACATCATTATTAAACGCATTGATTGATGTTGCGAATGGTGGTGACGGCAGTGGTTCAATTGGCATTCAGTCCGAAACAACAAGAGACAATACGGCAACAAACTAAAAACATAACGTTAGAAGTTAATGAGGGGACTCCACGTTCTGGGAAAACCACAGCTGATATTTTTAAAATGGCAAATTTCTACATTAAATCTAGGGATATGAACCATTTAGTGACAGCATATAACCAAGAACAAGCCTTTCGATTATTTATGGATGGTGATGGTTTAGGTTTAATTCATATTTACGGGAACCTCGCAGAAATGAAGCACGATGAACACGGGGACCACTTGCTTTTACATGCTCCAAACGGCAAGAAAAAGATTTACTACAAAGGTGGAGGTAAGGTAAACAGTGTTGGTGCTATCACAGGTATGTCGCTTGGCTCTGTAACATTTTTGGAAATCAACTTACTACACATGGATTTTGTAAAAGAGTGTTTCCGGAGAACTTATGCAGCAAAAGATAGATTCCATTTAGCGGAATTAAATCCTCCCGCTCCAAGCCATCCAGTATTAACAGAAGTATTTGATCGTTATGAAAAAACAGGACGTTACAAGTGGCGTCATTGGACACCGTTTGATAATCCTATACTTGACGAAGAGAGAAGAAACGAACTATATAACGAATTAAAGTTCTCTTCTTACCTTTTGCAACGTGACTGGTATGGCAAACGAGTTTTACCAAAAGGTATTATTTATGAAACATTTGATATGGAGAAAAACCAAATACCCAAATTAGAAGGTCGTCCAATTGAGATGGTCTTTTTTGGTGATGGAGGACAACAAGATGCTACTGTTTGTGAGTGCTATGTAATTACAGAGCATGCGTCTGACGGACATTATAAATACAAATTTAATCAAGTTGCATCCTATTATCACAGTGGTAGGGATACAGGAGAAGTAAAAGCTGGTTCAACCTATGCCGTTGAGATAAAACAATTCATTCAATGGTGTATGAAAGAGTATGAAGTACCAGTAAATGAGCCTGTTTTTATTGACCCTGCCTGTCGCTGGCTACGTGAAGAACTGGAAAAGGTTGGTGTTGATACGGCAGGAGCAGACAACAATGCTCATGATGTGACAGGTAAAGCGCAAGGTATAGAGGTTGGAATTGAGCGGATGCAGTCGCTATTAAGTGAAAGGCGTTACTTGCTTGTTGAACAACTTAACGATCAATATGACCATTACAGTTGGCTACAAGAAATTGGTATGTATGTACGCGACGAGAACAGTGGAAAGCCAGTTGATAAGAATAACCATGCGATGGACACGAGCAGATATGCTACAAACTACTTTTATAGGAATTATGAAGATATATAGAAAGGAGTGATTAAATGGGTGTTTGGAGTGTAATGACACGTTTTATTAAAGGCTGGCTAAATGGAAAACCTAATGGAAGCGAACCGGAGTTAATACCAAAATATCTGCCGCTTATTCCAGATAATCAAAAAGAATGGAGCAAAGACTCCTATTTAACTTCGTTGTGGGCTCAAGGATATGTGCCAACAGTGCACGATAAGTTAATGAATTCCGGAACAGGCAATGAGATAGTTGTTGTTGCGGCTGAGTATATATCTGGAAAGCCTTTAAGTATTGATGTAACAGGGGGTAATGGCAGTAAGGATGAAAACTTAACAAAGCAACTGAAAGAAGCATTACGGATTGATAATTTTGATAGTAAGAGCGTGAAAATTGTTGAATTAGCAGGGGGGAGCGGAGTATCCGCTGTAAAGATTAACATTTTAAATGGGCGACCATCTATTAGCGTTCATAGCTCTAGCCAATTTTGGATAGATTTTAAAAACAATGAGCCATTTCGTTTTAATTTCTTTGAGGAAATACCCACAAGTAATAAAGCAGATATTTATTATTTAGTTGAAAGCAGAGAAATAAAACAATGGGACAAGGAAGGGAAAAAATTATCTGGAGGTTTTGTAACATATTCTGTTATTAAAATCGATGGCGATAAAACTACTCCTATTAGTGCGGAGAGACTACCAGAACAGATTACAAGCTATCTGCACACAAATGATATTCAATTGAATCATTCTGTATCAATTGGTTTAAAGAGTATGGGCGCGTATTTAATAAATAATAGCCCAAGCAATACTAGATACCCACATCTTAATCTTGGGGAATCTGACTTATCGCAATGTACCAATTATTTATTTGCCGTAGATTACTTTTTCACTGTTTATATGCGCGAAGGAGAGAAAACAAAAACAAAAATAGCGGCTAGCGAACGAATGTTTAGGAAAAAAGTTAATAAGAGCACAGATAAAGAAGAATGGTCCATGAATGTAGATGAAGACTACTTTATGCAGTTCAAAGGAACGTTAGATGCTGGCGCGAAGTTAAATGACATGATTCAATTCATGCAAGGAGACTTCCGAGACGGTAGTTATCGCGAAACGATGGAATATTTTGCTCAGAAAGCTGTTTCGAAATCTGGTTATAATCCCGCTACTTTTAATCTAGGAAACAGGGAAGTAAAGGCGACTGAAATTTGGAGTTTGCAGGACGCGACAGTACGTAAAATCGAGAAGAAAAAACGCCTTATTCAAAATGTTTATGAGCAAATGCTTTGGGACTTCCTGTATTTGTTAACTAGTGGCACTACCAATAAAGAAAAAGCAATAATGCGTGATGAAATTAGGGTAATAATTGAGTTTCCAGATCCAATGTCTGTTAATCTGAATGAATTATCTAGCACATTAAATAATATGAACAGCGCATTAGCGATGAGTGTAGAAGAAAAGGTGAAATTAATTCACCCTAAATGGGAAGAAGAAGAAATTCAAGCGGAAGTAAAACGCATCTATTTAGAAAACGCCATTGGAGAGGTTCCGGACCCGGAAGCAATTGGAGGAATGGAAACGAAAGGTGGGTGATTAGATGAGTCATCACCATGCACCAGTGGATTTCGAAAAAGAAGCATCTATCTTACGAAACCACTTTAATAATGCCGAAATAGAATTACTTTTGCTGATAAAGAAGCATGTTATGTATGGCGCTAAGAATCCAACAAAATGGAAATTCATTCAGCAGTCGCGTTTGATAAGGTTTAAAAGAGAATTGAAAGCACATATAAGTATTTTCAAAGACGAAACGAGAAATAAAATAGATAAACTAACGTATCGTGTTTATCTTGATTGCGTGAATGAATACGAGGACGAAATGGAAGCCAGATATCAAACTAAGAAAGAGGTTGATATACAAAATGACGACTATTTATCTGAAAGTGATGCACTTATCCAAATTTCGGAAGATATGGCTAATTATTGGCAAAAAATCGCGCCCTCCAAGTACAAACAAGTGGTTAAGGAAACAAAAGATAGCAATGGAGTTTTAAAATATGCTATCGCAACATCACTTATTAATGTTTTAGGTGATGGCATAAGAAATGTTATAGATCAGTCTGGAAGAAAGTACCGACCAGGAGCTTACATGGAAATGGCTTCAAGAGGTGCTTTTTTTAATGTTGGTTTAAATGCCATGAAACGCGTTCTTGGAAGATATGAGCACGAATTAGTTCAAGTGTCAGCTCACGTAAGAAGTTGTCCGCGTTGTGCTCCTTGGCAAGGAGAAGTGCTATCAGTTAACTACGAAAGCAATGAATATAAAACATTACAAGAAGCGGAAAACGATGGCTTGTTTCATCCAAATTGCCACCATTTTTTATATTCGTATTTCGAAGGTGACGAAACAGACGAGCCTATCCCATATGATGAAGAAGAATATGAGGCTCAAAGTAAGCAACGGTACTATGAGCGCGGAATTCGCGATTGGAAAACAAAAGATATACTTGCAGAAGGTCCTTCTAAACAATATACAGCTGGGAAAGTAAGGCAATGGGAAGAAGCTTTGCAAGGCCATTTGAATAACAATCGATTCTTAGAGAGAGAATTGGATAGAGAAATTATAAAAGCGTCTAAATGAACGCTTTTTTTGTTTGGCTTGATATAAAAATTTTGCCTACCTGCCGGCAACTAATAGACAGGGGTGGCTCACTCAGAGCTTAAAAAGGAGGAAATATGAAGAATTATTTACAGCGTAAGTTTGACATTCAACATTTTGCTGAAGGTGGGGACGATAAGAATTTTACCCAAGCAGAACTGGATGAAATTGTAAAGAATCGCTTAGCGGCTGAAAAAAAGAAATTTAAAGGAGAGATTGAAACCATCAAAAGCGCGCATGAGGAAGAAATCACGAAGTTAAACGACCAAATTAATCAGCTTAACGATCAAGTGGGCGAACATGATTCATCTGAAAAGGCATTGAAAAAACTTCAAAAAGAGAAAGACGAGGCACTATCAAAGCTGGATGAATATGTTCAGAAAGAACAAACGGCAGAGTGGCACAGTAAGTTAAAAGAAAGCGGCGTAAAAGAAGAACGTTACGAAGCGTTTACGAAGCTTTTTGGGGATGAAGAGCGAAATGACGACAACTTAGCGAAATTCGCAGAGCAATATCCGGAATGGATTGCAAAATCTGATGATGGTGACACGCCTCCACCAATCGGAGCAGGACTAGGCAATGCAAGCGAGCCAAGTGCTACAGACCCATTCATTCAAGCATTAAATTCATAATTAGAAAAGGAGAGATAGCAAAATGGCTATTAACTATGTAGACAAGTACGGTAAAGAGCTCGACCAGAAGTTAGTCTTTGGCACTTACACAAATGAATTAGAAACACCTAACCTTTTATGGTTAGATGCAAAAACGTTTAAGATTCAAACTATCACAACAACAGGACTTAAAGCACATACAAGAAATAAAGGATATAACGAAGGTTCTGCTTCAAACACAAATAAATCTTATACGATTGATTTTGATCGTGATGTAGAATTCTTTGTAGATGTTATGGATGTGGACGAAACAGGTCAAGCGCTTTCTGCTGCGAATGTTACTAAAGAGTTTAATTCTCGGCATGCTGGACCAGAAATGGACGCTTATAGATTTTCTAAGTTAGCAACAGCAGCGAAAACAAATAGTAATTCGGTTGCGGAAGAAATCACTAAAGATAATGTGTTCACAAAATTAAAAGCGGCAATTCGAAAAGTGAAGAAATACGGAACTCAGAATCTTGTTATGTATGTTTCGCCAGATGTTATGGCAGCATTAGAACTTAGTGATGATTTTGTTCGAGCTATTAATGTGCAAAACATTGGTCCTTCATCCATCGAAACGCGTATTACGGCTATTGATGGTACACGTATTGTTGAGGTAGAAGCGGAAGATCGTTTCTATGATACTTTTGATTTTACAGATGGTTACAAACCAGCTGCAGGTGCGAAGAAACTGAATTTCTTACTTGTAAATAAAGGTACTGTTGTTGGCGGCGCAAAACACGCTTCTATCTATTTGCACGCACCTGGCTCTGTAGGACAAGGTGATGGCTGGTTGTATCAATATCGTGTATACCACGACATTTTTGTGTTGGACCAACAAAAAGATGGCTTAATCGCTTCTACAGAAGTCTAAGGAGAAGGAGGTTAGGGAAATGCAATTAAAAAAAGAAAATGTCGTTTACAATACAGACGATGTTGTATTAATCAATCAATTGAAAATTGATGGTTTTGAAGAGTTCGAGTATAAAGAACCAGAAAAAGAACCAGAAAAATCGCCACCCAAGAGTAAAAAGGAGCACAAAAATAAAGAGGGTGAGTAAATGAAAACGTATATTACACCAAGTGAGTTAGCTAGTCTAACAAACTTAAGTATCGAACCAACAGAAGCGGATAATTTAATAAAAGCCGCTTCTGTAGCAATTGACAAGCAAATTATGCCGAATATCGTAGACCTTGACAATGTAGATGATGATATTAAGCAAGCTGTTGCATGGCAGTGTGAACACATCAAGAAATATGGTGAGTTTATTGGCATTGGTAACTTTACACTAGGTAAATTAACTATGGGTGGTCAATCACAAAACTCCAACAACTTTATACCTGATGTTCCGGACAAAGTGATGGATTTGCTTTTATCTAGTGGCTGGCTTTATGCGGGAGTAGGTGGCTGTTAATGAGCTTTCAATTACCACCTATTCCAGAAGCTATCCTAAACACAGAAGTAACTATAACTAGTAATAGCGGGCGCGATGACTTTGGAAATCTTTTACCAGATGCAATTAATAAATCAATGTTTCGCTATGAGTTTGAAAAGCTCGTAAATAAAACAGAGGAAGGGTTAAACATAAGATATATTGTTAACTTATTTTGCAACAAATTAAATTTTGTTGTGAATGAAGGAGACAATGTATCTTTTGCAATTCCTGACTATTGTTCAATCAAAGGTGAGGTCCAGAGTGTATCTTTCCCGCCGAATCCTGACGGTAGTATACATCATTTTGAAATTGTCGTAGGAGAGGTGACCGAGCATGAGCTTTAGTAGTTTTAAAGATACAGTCATAGATGATATTCATAATAAAGCTTTGTCAACGGCTGCAAAGGCTGGGGGAGAATTGGTTGAATTAGCACAGCCTGTTACTCCGATTTTGTATGGAGACTTGCGACGAAGTTCGGATTTTAAAATTATCATCCAAAAAAATTCAATTGTAGCTAGAGTGTTTAGTTTAACTCCTTATGCCCGCAGACAATATTATGAAAATCGTCGGAATCCACGTTGGTACGAAATGGCTGTAAGTTATGGAATTCAGAGTATTAACCAAATTGTAGAAGGTGGGATGCGCTTATGATTGAGGATTTAGTAGTGCATTTCAAAAAAACATTCCCAGATATAAAAACACTTGGATTCATTAAACAAATAGGGCTTGATTCAATGATAGTAATTAATGAAGCGCCTACATTTCAAAACAAGCAAGTACAAACACAAAGTCGTGTTCGTGAGAGCATCGGCTTTTTAATTTATGACAAAAACACAATTCAATGCAAACGAACATACGATTTATTACGTAACTACTTTCTTTTAACAAACCCTTCTGAGCTGAATATCCAAAATCAGAAGGTAGTAGCTACAGATGTAGCAAGCGGCGGACAAGTTGATTATGACGATGATGGTCGTTTGATTTATCAACTAACAATATTATTTGAAAAGGAGATGTAAGTTAATGGCAACTTATGCAGTTAAACAATTAGAAATTTCGGTTAAAGATTCAGGGGAAAGCGGAGATGGTGTTTCGATTAAAGACTTAGAAACTTTAGACATTTCACTGAACTCAAATGTGGAACAATATACAACAATTGGTGAGGTATTTGAACGTGCGGTAAAAACAGGTGCTGCTATGGAGTTAGGTTTGGATGGGAAATACAATGAATCAGATCCAGGACAAAATGAATTACGTGAAACTTGGGATAAAGTTGGGTCTGAAGCTGAAAAAACAATTGTAGTTAAATTCCCAGCAGGCTCTAAGTATGAAATCACTGGACCAATCGGGATTAATGACTTCGGTGGTGGTGGTGCGAACGATATTGGTTCATTTTCTGCCACACAGAATTCAAATGGTACGCCGGTTTTTACGCCGGCGCCTACCATTGAACCAACTAGCGTAACGGTAGATAGCGCCTCTAAAACAGTAAAAGTAGGAGAAACTGTTAATATCACAGCAGGCGTATTGCCATCAGGTGCTCCGCAAGATGTAACTTTCACTTCATCTGATGAAGCAAAAGCAACCGTAGATAGTGATGGTGTTGTGACAGGCGTTGCTACAACTGTAACTGCAATTAAAATCACAGTTGCATCCAAAGTGAAACCATCGGTTAAAAATGACGTTTCTGTTTCTGTAACATCTGCCTAATAAACAAAATACGAAGCCCTCTGAGTGAGGGCTTTTACTAATTTGGAGGAAAAAAATGAAATCATTTAAATTTAACGAAAATGAAGTAAAACTTCCTTTGGAAATTAACGGGAAAAAGTATTATGCGGACATTTCAGCACAAGCACACATTAAGTACAGTGCGCTTTTGGATGAAGCCCCCAAAATTTTAGGACAAGTTCTTGCGCCTAAACTAAAAGCTGATGAAAGTGATGACGAACATACAATACCAAATAATGAAAACATGCATGAATTGTTAATGACTATCACAGATGGAATTGTAGCAACGAACGATGATATTTTTGCTATTTTTTTCAGCAAAGAAGACAGAGAAGAAATCAATTCTAAAACATTGCCAACTAAAGTCTACGAGGGGCTTATTGAATACATTATAGCTAAATTATTTGAAAGCGATATGAGCGAGGAAAGTGACGAGGGGAAGCCACAGGAAAACAGTATTACGGAATAGTTGAAGACTTTGATTTAATCGAGTCTTCTTTTTTGTCGTATTACGGTATCAGATTGCGCAAAGAATTGTCAAATATGACTTTTTCAGAATTCCGGACATATCTAATGAATTTAGGTGGGGAAACGCCATTTATGACAACTCTTGAAATTCGAATGACTGAACGAAGCAAAGTGCCAAAACATTTGCTGAAAGAAAAAATAAAGCAAAATCGAATCATGTTAAAGCGTGGATATTTTGAGGATGCTGCTTCTAATGAAGAAGGATTAGAAAAGGCTTTGAGAGCTAACAGCAAGCTGAAAGAGGGGTGAAAATATGAGTAAAGCGGGAGAAATTTATTACGATATAAAAATACGCGAAAATGGCTATAAAAGCCAGATGAACAAAATCGATAAGGATATGGATAATTTTGCGAAGAAAGGGCAAAAAGCATCTGACAATATCGACAAAATCAATAAGAAAAACATTAATGTTAAAGGTCTTGATTCATCTATCGTCAAAGTTGAACAATTCGGAAATATGCTTGAAAAGTCTGGCCAAAAGTTAACAAAAGTTGGAACCGCGATGACCGTTGGATTTACGGCGCCAATTGTAGCGGGAATGGTGAAATCAACTAAAGCGTATCTTGATTTTGATAATGAAGTGACAGAAGTTAACTCTTTATTGCGTGAATCTGATGAATCTGCGAAAGAGTTTGGCGATCGTTATACACAAGTCTTTGATTATGCACAGAAAGCTAGTGTTAAGTATGGGGTAGCTTCTGAACAAACTATGCTCGGTATGAAAGAAATGGTTAAAAAAGGCTACGATATTAATCAAACAATGGCGTCTATGCCTGCGATTTTTAATGCTGCTCGTGCATCTGGCGATGATTTCGAAACAGTAATGTCTGTTACAACATCAACATTAGAACAATTTGGAATGATTTCTAAAGATACAAATAAGCAGATGGAATACACAAACAAAGTTGCTGACGTGCTAACCTACGTAGCTGATAAAACAGCGGCTGGATTCTCTGATATGGGAACAGCAATGAACTATGTCGGTCCTATTTCGCATTCGCTAGGATATTCACTTACAGATACAGCAGCAGCTGTTGGTTTGCTTTCTAACCGCGGTATTGAAGGGCAAAAGGCGGGTACCGGCTTACGGGGAATGCTTACAAGTTTGCTTAAACCTTCAAAATCAGCTGCAGAAGCAATGTCGGCAGTTGGATTAACAATTGAAGATAACAACGGCAATATGAAAACTTTACCAACTCTCTTGGATGATATTAATGATAAAACAAAGAAAATGACAAAAACACAGAAAAACTCTTTCTTGACGATGATTTTCGGACGTGAACCTTTATCAGCTGTTAATACGCTTTTAGAAGCGGGAGGCGATTCTCTACGTAAATATTCTAAGGGCGCTGATGAAGCAAATGGATATACTAAACAAGTTGCTGATAATATGCGAAAAGCTGGTAAATTTGGTGTGGATCAATTCAAAGCTTCGCTCGAAGTATTAGAACAGAACGTAGGACAAAAATTAATGCCTGCCCTCACTCCAATCATCGAGTGGGCTAATAAAATGATTGATAAATTTAATGACCTTTCCGGCGCACAACAACAAAGTATCATAAAATGGGCTGGAATTTTAGCAGCCACTGGTCCTGTGCTGATGATTGGCGGAAAACTAGTAACAATGACTGGCGGATTAATAAAAGGATTCGCGGGCTTAGGTAAGATTTTAGGTTTAGGGAGTAAACTAGCTCCTTTGGCAGCTGGGTTTGGGGCTACTACAACAGCGGTAGAAGGAACTAGTTTGGCAGCGGCAGGATTAGCGGGATCGTTTGGAGCGTTGCCAGCTGTAATTGGTTTAGCAGGCGCGGCTTTGATTGGTGTAGGAATTTATGCACTGGATAAACATATAAGTAAAATCGAAGAAAGCAAAGAACGTATAAAAACATGGGGTTATGATATTGGTGCTGAGGCAGATAAGTCGATGGGTAAATTCAATGAATTTGCATCAGAGGGTAAGCTAGCACTAGATACCTTTGCAACAGGTGCGACAGATGACAGCGAGCGTGTAGTAACTGCATTTAAAAACATGGCAGATGAAATAAAGAAAAACACAGATGATGCGTTAAATGGTTTTAAAGAGTCATATGAAGAATTTTCTCCTGCTGTTCAAGCTATCTTAGACAATTCAATGAAAGACTCTGAGAAAAGAGCTAATGAACGTAAAGCGAATGTTAATGCTCAATATAAAGAAATTGAAGATATCTATAAATCGGCTGCTGATAAACACAGAAACTTAACATCTGAGGAATCCAAAACAGTTAATAATATCTATAAAGCGATGCAAATTGAACAAGTAGAGAGCTTGGGATTAAACGAAAGTAAGAAAAAGCAAATTATTAAAGCGATGAATGGTGAAGTTGAGTCTCTTAACCAGGATGCACTTGTCGAACAATCGGATTACTTAAACAAAATAACCAAAAAAACAATTGACTCAACAAGTAAGCAAAAGAAAGAGCTAAAAAAAGCATATGATGATGGATTGATTGATAAAAAATCCTATAACGATTCTATAAATCAGATGGATAGGGAACGCGATAGTACAGTGCGTTCAAGTGTTACTGCATGGATTAAAACGCAAGAACAACTATATGACAAATTAGGTGTAAGTAGCGATGTAGCTCAAAAGAACATAAAACATGCATTAGATGAAATGGGTTTAAGTTATGACGAATTCACTCGTAATGTACAAGAAGCTGCAGGCGGGGTTAGTGATGCTAGTAAGTTAATTGGCGATGGCGCAAGTAAAGCAGATTTAGCTTGGAGCGATTTAGTTTTAGACCCTAAAACTGGGGAAGTAAAAACAAATTTAAATCAAGTTGTTTTGGATGCTGCCAAGTCTAACGATGGTTGGAATAATCTTAAATTCATCATGAAAGAAGCAAAATTAACCACAGATGCTAAGAAAACAATTGCAACAGCAACTATTGAAAGTGGTCGTTGGGATAAGATGACTTTCAACGAAAAGAAATTAATTGTCAGTTACGAGGACTCTATACATGTAGCTAACGCGTTGTCAGATTTAGGGTTGTGGGATAAGCTAAAACCCGAACAAAAAAGTATGATTGCGAATGCAGATACTAGCCTTGCACTACAAAAAGCACTACAAGACATGGGTGTCTGGGATAAGCTGCCACCATCAATGAAAACTTTAGTGGTTGATAATTCAGATGTGTTAAAAAAACTAAACTCATCTAAAGGGATGATTGTTGATTATAACGGTACAAAAGTAGATTTAAAATCATTGCTTGCAACAAATACAGATGTTAGAACAAAAGTGGAGCAAGGTAAAAATGTAATTGTTGAGTACAATGGTCAAAAAATAAATCTTAAAAATCTTTATGCGAACAATAGGGATTTATTGAGTAAGGTTCAAGAAGGAAAAAATAATATTTATTCTTACAATGGCACAAAAGTAAGCAAAAAAACTTTTACCGCTCTTACTAACGCTGATACTGTTAGAGATTTACTTAATAACATGATTGCGGATTGGGGAAGAATACCTCAAAGACAACAAAAAGTTTTAGAAATTGCTTATAAAACGAACGGCAAGGCACCATCGGGCGTTCAAGGGTTAGCAACTGGTACGAATAACCATAAAGGTGGACCAGCTCTAGTAAATGATGCAAAGGGAAGCAACTACGAAGAAATGATAACTACACCTGACGGAAAAAGCTTTGTTCCAAAAGGGCGTAATGTTCTTCTTGATCTACCGCGCGGTACTGAGGTGTTGCGAGGAGATAAAACAGCTAAAGCTTTGAGTAATGTACCTCGTTATGCAAAAGGTACTAAAACAAGCTATGCGAAAAATGTAAGTAATAAAATATCAAATGTTCAAGTAGATTATAAAACAGGCGCAATTAGCGCACAATCATACATTAATAAATTAAAACAAATTAATAAGCAATATCGCTTAAATGCAGCGCAAACAAGACAAATCAAATTAAATATTGCTGGAGCAAACAAAGAAATTAATACACAAAAAACTAAACTTAATAAATCAATAAAAAGTAGCACACAAAAATATTATGATAATGTTGCTAAAATAAATAAAACGGCTAAGGATTCTATCAATGAAGCGAAAAAGACATACAAGGATGCTCTTAAATCAAATCAAGAAGCCGCATATAATCAGACTGGACTATTTGATGCTGCTGTTACAGAGAAATCAAGTGGTAGCGAATTAACAAAAAACCTTAAATCACAAACAGCCCAACAAAAAGATTTTATGGCTCAACTTGATAAAATGAAAAAACGCGGTGTTAGTAAAGGTCTTATAGACGAGATACGCAACATGGGTGTAAGCGCAACAGGACAAGCTAAAGCAATTGCGGGAATGTCTGATACACAACTGAAACAATATCAAGCTGAGTGGAGTAAAAAACATGCTAATGCAAACAAGCTGGGCTTAGACGCTTCTGTAAATGATAAAGTGGCGATGGATAAAGCTGTCAAGGCGGCGAACGATAAAGCTAAAAAAGATTTGGCAAATGCGAACGCTTCTTGGTTGAAAGAACTTGATAAAGCAAAAGAATATCGCACTGCTGGCTCTAAACTTGGTGTACAGACCGTAGCGGGGATTATTCAAGGGTTCAAGCAAATGAACGGTCCACTAGAGAAACAAGCGGATCAACTAGCTAAAACAATTGAATCGACAATCAAAAAAAGATTGAAAATCCACTCGCCTTCTCGACTAATGAGCGATGAAGTTGGTGAACAAGTGCCAGCGGGAATTGGAGTCGGAATGCTTAAGAATCTAAATACTATAGATTTGGCGGCTCATAAAATGCAAAAACATTTAACAAGTCTATCACCTGCTATTTCAGTCCCAGTTACCCCGAACACAAAAGAAATTACGGCTTACTCAGGGGCTTCTATAGCAACGCAAGGAAGCGGAAACCCAGTTACAGTACAACCAATTCAAATTGTTAATAAAACAATGTTAGATGGTCGTCTGGTGGCGGAGGAAACGGTAGATTTTATAACAGAAATTCAAAACAACCGTATTATTAGAACTAATCGAGCACAAGGGGTGATTTTATGAGTTTAGGATTCACATATAAAGGTATTCATTCATTTGATAAGCATGTGGAAATAATTGACATTAAACCACCATTGTTCCCACAAAACGAAGGTAATACGGAAAGCGTCAGTGGTCGTATTGGTGCTTTTTATTTTGGACCAAATGTTGGTCAACGAGGGATACAATTAGAAATACAAATTATTGGAGATAGCCTTAAAGAATTGAGCGAGAGGGCTACATCTGTCGCTGATTGGTTGATGCAGGTAGATGCAGAAGAACGCTCTTTGGTAATTGATGATGCGCCTGAAAAGACGTATTATGGTCGATTTGAAGGATCTACAGACTTAGATAGGCTTTTATATAACGGACGGGCAACGCTGAATTTTGTTTGTTCAGACCCGTATGTTTATTATGAACAAGAAGAATTTGAGCTAACTAGTGAAAGTAACAAATTACCAGTTCGCGGTTCGCAACCTACCAGTCCTGTAATTGGAGCAGTTATAAAACAGGATGTCACTTATATCGCTGTATCGAATAAAGAGGATTACTTATACATTGGCGAAGGAGTTGATCCAGATTCTGGAGAAACTCCAGTTAAACCATCGGAAATAATTTTAAACGATCCAATGAATGTATTAGCTACATGGACACCTATGCAACAGTCAGATTTGACATTTCAATTAGACGCAAATAACGGGATTATTGATGGGAGTTTCACTTCAACCGCAAATGTATTCCGAGCATCTGATTATGGTGTTGGAGCACAGTGGCATGGACCAATGAGTAAAGTAGTTCTTCCCCAAGCGCAGGATAACTGGCGTGTAAGAATGCGCCTTCAAAACATAGCGTCGGCACAAAAGCAACAAGGTAAATTAGAAGTGTATCTTGTTGATGAAAAAGGAGCAAAAATTGCAACGTTTCAAATAAAAGATAATGCCGCAAATACCGAAGTTAATATTGTTAAAATATCTATTGGCGATCAAAATGTTGCTAATTATCCTGAAAAAGATTTGTTTAATGAGGCTGGGAAAGTTACTAAAACATACAAAACAGTATCAACCAGAAAAAAAGTTAACGGAAAATATAAAACAGTGACAGAAAAGGTACAAACAGGAGCATACAACGAATACAGAGATTTTTATGGTTACTTTATTTTAACTAAAATAGGTAATCAATTCACTGCTGAAATTATCAAACTAGATAGTAATATAAAGCCTGTCTGGACGAAGAAAAAGGTATTTGTAGATACCGCTAATAAATACACAAAAAAATTAGCTCAATTAAATATATACGCTGCGGCATCAGGCATACATGACCCTAACCGCGATTTGTTTTTCACAGATACACTTGTTGAAAAATTAAATATTGTTGCAAACACAGCTCCGCAAGTTATAGCTCATGCATCCGATGAATTAATGTTTGATTTTGAAACAGAAACAATTTATAAAAATGGCATTCCTTTTATGCAGAATCTAGCGATAGGAAGTCACTTTTTTAAGTTATTTGGTGGTACAACAGAAATATTAAATGTATCTCCGTTTGAAGCGGCAGATTGGACCGTATATGTTAGGCCAAGAACTTTTTAAAGGAGTGTTTAAATGTTATTGATATTAGATGAAAATAAAGAAATTGTAAAATCCATATCTGCTGACTCCACAAATGGAACTCATTATTTTAACGATTCACACACCGAGAAAGTTATAGATTTTGATTCAACTTATGAGTTTTCTGTTTTGACAGATGACGAAAGTTCAAAATATTTAACAGGCGGAAATTATGTAATGCTTCAAGACTTAAACGATGATTCATTGTTATTCAAAATTATTGAAGTGCAAGACATCAGAGATGACAATAGTTCGAAACCTCAAAAAAGAATCTTTTGCGAAAATGTTTTTATCTTTGATTTGAATAATGTAATTGTGACAGATCGCGCTTTTTCCAATAGTAATATTGGTCCCGCTTTAACATATGTGCTTGGCGGGAGTGGATGGATTCCTCAAGATACAGAAAATGTAGGGGCAGTTGCAAATTTGGAGTTCTCAGGATATATAACAGCTCAAGAAGCCCTACATCAAATTTGTACTGCTTTTGATTGCGAAGTTAAGTTTTATGTAAAAACATTTCAAGGGAGGATAGTTGGCTATTATTGTAAAGTCGCGAAACAGTTTGGGGATAATGAAGGTGTTCGAATTGAGAGCGGCACAGGCATTAAAGGAATAACGAGGAAAGTATTATTTACGAACATTAAGACTGCTCTTATACCTCTTGGCGCAACGCAAGCTGATGGGACACAATTAAACATTTCTTCTGTTAATGGAGGATTGAATTACATCTATAATGATGAAGCAAATGAGCAATACAACCCAAGCGGCACAGGTTACTTAATGACTAAGATTGTAAATGAAAATATAACAAATGCGGCAGCGTTGAAACAATGGGGTACTTTAGAACTTAGAAAGTTATCATCGCCATCATATCAATATGAAGCAAATATTTTAATGTTAGAACAAGTCTATGGTTTTGAAGCACATCGAATAAGAAAAGGCAGTTTTGTAAGAATTGTAGATTTAGAAATGAGTCCTCCAATTACAGTACAAGCAAGGGTTATTGAGTTAAATATTTGTTATAGCGATATGTCAAAAAGCACTTGTGTAGTTGGTGATTATATTGATATTAATTCGGCTACACCTGCGATTATAAATCAATTGAGGGAAAACGCGAAAGTATCAACAAATGCTAATAAAGTTGCGTCAATCGCAAGTAATAAGGCTGAAACAGCACAACAAATCGCTAGTAGTGCCGAAAGTGTAGCAAATGATGCAAATACAAATGCAACAGATGCAAAACAAGTAGCAAATGATGCTAAAGATTCCGCTGTCACAGCAATAGATACAGCTAATGACGCGTTAATGAAAGCTGGTGATAACAATAAGCCTTTTTATGGTGAGCTACCGCCAGCTATTCCAAAGATAAACGATACGTGGTTCAAGATAGATGAAGTGGAAAATACTATAACAGGTGTTTTTAAGTGGGATGGGGTAATTTGGAAAGAAATACCTCTGGATTATAACGCTTTAAAAGTCGGGGAGTTATCAGCGATTACTGCGAAATTAGGTGATGTAGAGAGCGGAAGTATCACAGGCGCTGAATTTATTCACAATATTAATTATCGTGATGATGAAGGCAATTTGTTCACTGGGACGGTCACGATGAATGACAATGGTTTTAATGCTGCTACAGTACTGCCAACTGGTGCCGGCTCTACTATTTTAAAAAGTGATGTTACAACACTTGGTGGTGTGAAAGTAGCACAGCAATTGATGGATCATAATATTTCTGGTGAACTCAAGGAAACAATGTTAAGAGGGGATTCACTAGATTTCACTAAAGATGGGCAAACAACTTTATCTGTAAATGCTGATTTATTTTACTCAATGCCGTGGCAAGATTTAATATTAAACTCTGGATATTCAACAGCAGAAGGGAATACTCCTCAATTTAGAATTATTTGCATCTTTGGTATCAGAATTGCCTTTTTCAGGGGGCAAGTGCAAAAATCAACTGCATGGACCTCTGCAAATAACGCTTTTGCGTCTGTTCCTTTCGAAGTTCAAACAACAAAAACAGCAATGGCTTATGCACCAACAAACAAGTCAAGCGGCGGCCGAGTGCATGCATCATCTAGTAACGCGATGGGATTTATACCTGCGGACACTAGTATTACTTATTTTGCGTTAAATCAATTATTTTATGTTTTAGATTAAAGCCGAGCAAGGCTTATTTTTTATGGGGGATGATGAAAATGTATGATGGGCTAACAAAAGTTTTTGATTATGCTTTAGCGAAAGAAATGTTCTTCGCGGCGCTCTTTGTAGCGCTTTTTATAATCTTACTAATTATCACAAAAAGAATTTGGGATGATTCAAAAATTGTAAGAATAGAAATGAAAGAAGAACGCGAAAAAGTGGAGGAAGAACGAGAGAAGCGTAATAAGGAATCGAAAGAAGAGAGAGATAAATTTATAAGTACGATGAACGAACAACAGCGATTGATGGATAGGCAAAATGACATGATGAAACAGCAACAACAATCAATTGACAGCTTGTCTAAATCAGTCGGAAAGTTAGCTCACAAAGTAGATTTGTTGGAACACAAAATAACGAAGTAAAGGATGATAGAAATGGAGTTTGGAAAAGAGTTACTAGTTTACATGACATTTTTAGTAGTTGTAACACCTGTGTTTGTTCAGGCGATTAAGAAGACGGAGTTAGTCCCGTCTAAGTGGCTTCCGACTGTTAGCATACTTATTGGTGCTATTCTGGGCGCATTAGCAACGTTTTTGGACGGCTCTGGATCGCTTGCAACGATGATTTGGGCAGGCGCATTAGCAGGAGCTGGCGGTACTGGATTATTTGAACAATTTACTAATCGAAGCAAAAAATATGGAGAGGATGATAAATAATGACAAGTTATTATTATAGTAGAAGTTTGGCAAATGTAAATAAGTTAGCAGACAATACGAAAGCGGCAGCTAGAAAATTGCTAGATTGGTCTGAAAGCAACGGGATTGAAGTGTTAATCTACGAAACAATTAGAACGAAAGAACAACAAGCCGCAAATGTTGCTAGCGGAGCGTCTCAAACAATGCGCTCTTATCATTTAGTTGGACAAGCGCTAGATTTCGTCATGACGAAATCTAAAACTGTTGATTGGGGCGCTTATCGTTCAGATAAAGGCAAGAAATTTGTGGCAAAAGCGAAGGCCCTTGGATTTGAATGGGGCGGTGATTGGTCTGGATTTGTAGACAATCCGCACCTTCAATTTAATTATAAAGGCTATGGGACTGATACTTTTGGAAAAGGAGCTAGTACTAGTAATTCTCCTAAACCGAGCGCAAATGCGAACACGAACAGTCTAGGATTAGTAGATTATATGAATTTAAACAAACTAGATTCAAGCTTTGCGAATCGCAAAAAACTAGCGACAAGTTACGGAATTAAAAATTACAGTGGAACAGCAACGCAGAACACAACATTATTAGCGAAGTTAAAAGCAGGAAAATCACACACACCAGCAAGCAAAAACACATACTACACAGAAAATCCTAAAAAAATCAAAACACTGGTACAGTGTGATCTATACAATTCAGTAGACTTTACAGAGAAGCATAAAACTGGCGGAACATTTCCGGCTGGCACAGTCTTCACGATTTCGGGGATGGGGAAAACGAAAGGCGGGACACCTCGCTTGAAGACGAAGAGCGGTTACTATCTCACTGCTAACAAGAAGTTTGTTAAAAAGATTTAGTTTAAAGCCCTCGCGTGTGCGGGGGCTTTTTTATATTAAACTATTTATTGTTTAACCAGTTACTTTCAGGTTTCATAATTAAACGAGCATTACAATAGGCCATTCCAGGTGTAAGTATTGTATTTATTCGATATGAGTCAATGTGTTTTTCGATGGCTAGAGGAAGAGTATCTTTACCAAATCTTAAAGGCGCGAGATACATAATTCTTTTATTATAGTATTGAGGGACTACTAGTCTATTATTTCTTAGTATTCTCTTTTTCATTTGTTCAGTAGAAGAATTAAGGATTGTTATAATTATACTCTTATCCAATTGTTGTATGCCTTCTGGTAGTCTAGTAAAATTTTCTTCAACTATATGCTCCATGTTGTATAGTACATTTAATTTCGTATTAAAGTACATATCTTGAGGATTTGAGGCAAAATAATCAATATGTTCAGGTAAAGACCCGCGCATATTTTGAGGTATATCGTGGTCAGAACTGCGATAAAAACTATTGAAAAACCATTCTTGTTCATTAGGCCTAGAATTTTTAGTAAAAAGCATAAAAATTTCTTCCCCAGATTGAGTCAATAATCCCGTGTTCATCAAACAATGATTATCTTTAAATTTTAATAAGTTTTCATCTTTACATTTTGAAAAAGTATGATGGATGAATTGAAAAAGAACTCCATACTTTTGGTTTGACGATTTAGCATTTGGATTTTCATAATACCAATCTTCTTTTTCTGCTAAATTTTCTGCTAAATAAATTAATTTATTATTAAAATTACCTAAGGCAGCAAACTTCTTTAACGGTGGTGTTTCAAGCATCTGATTATATCCCAAATTGCATCCTCCCTAAATTAAGTATAATAATATTCTATATTAAATTCGTCTTTTATACTAGACAAAAGAATAAAAAAAATATATAGTATAAGTATTAAGAGATTAAAAACTTAATTAATACGGAACAGTATTATAAATCTCTATAAACTTATGTACTTAAAAACTAATTCAAAAAAACTAGAAAGAAAAAGCCTCGTTTAATCGAGGCTTTTTTTATGCAAAAAAACACGCTAAACATAAGCTTAGCGTAATTGTTATATCAATTCATTTTATCTAAAATCGGTTTAAAGTATTTATCTTCCGCATCTCTACGTGCTTTTATGGCATCATCTTTCTTTTCAAATCTGCCTAAAAAATGTAATTTTTTTTGAAAGGTAATAGAAGCTTCCCATTTATTTCTTTTCTCATCCCAACGCACGCCTTTTATCCCACTCTTGTTTCTTGCTGATAGGCTTCTAGTTAAAGCTGATTTCATAGTGCCATCGACTGCGTCTACTTCTAGTTTTCTTTTAAGGGCGTTTTTCTGTGCTGTTTCTGTCCTTAAATTTTTTTCAGCATATTCACGCCCATTTTCTTTAGCTAAACAACCGCAAGATTGAACATGACCACGTTTTAAATGTTGAGCTAATACTTCTTTTTCATTGCCGCATACACAAAAACAGTTCCATAACGCGTTACCATTTTCAGAACGAACAAACTCTTTAACTGTTAATCTTCCAAATTTCTTATTTGTCAAATCTATAACATGATTGTTCACTAGTGTCACTTCCTTTTAAACTTATCAAAGTAACTCATTTTTCTTCTCTTTTAACACGGTGATAGCATTTTCTAACGCTTTACAAACATCTTTTTTTATATTTACATGTTCTTCGTTTTCAAATCTATTGAACGTAAAAGGAAGTACTTCAATATTAGCAGACTCAAACTCTTTGATTAAGCAGTATAATTCGAATTCTTGTGCAGGAAATGAGAGTTTGTACTTGTCTAACAGGTGTTTAAATCCTGCAAGATCGTCAGAATTTTTTTCTATGTCTTCTAATTCAAACAAAACATCTGATACAGATAAACCCGAAATCAACGATAGCGAGCGTAGTATTGAAACAGTATATTTATTTAACGGTTTTTCGTTCTGGTCTTTTAAAGTGTTTTGTGAGATACCAGTTAATTTGCTTAACTGATACCTCGTCAAATCATGCTTTTTTAAGAATTCATCTAATAATTTAATTGTCATTTAGTTTAATTCCTCTTTATCATAAGATCTTGTGTAAATTAAATCGTCTTCAAATATTTCGAAACCATCAAATTCAAAATCTTCCCCGTAATAAACCCCTGCATCACTAACATGTTTTTCAGGACAACGAAAATACTGAGTTGCTGCTTCCCGTGTGTTACGCTCAACGCTTGTGAATAGTAGTTCTTCGTTATTTGTTTTCGCGTTTTTAATCAATTCAATTACATCGTTTTTATACATAGTTTTGCTCAT